CGCCGTCCCTGACGGGACCGGTGTTGGGTCACCGCCGGGTATCGGTTCCGCGGGAACCGTTTACCGGGGCCCAGCGAAAAAATCTTCGGCGCCCAAAAGAGATTGACATACCCAGTCAAACACCACCCCAAACCAATACCCCAGCTGTAGATCATGAGAGAGAAAGATATGCAAGCCTCTAGACTCCAAACCAGCTATAGCCAGCAGCAGATATGCATTGACAGAGCAAAGCAGTCCTGATTGGAGCCAAAGCCTCCCTCAGCGCATATGGCCCGCAGACCCTGGCCTATCCTGAGAGAGCCCGAGCATACACCCTTCAGCCGCCCGCACCCCAGCAACTACGCGGCATCATTGGTGATATTCTATCAACCAACAAAGCATATGGAGACCAGTGGGTCCCAAACTGGGTCCAGGTACAGCCTGATACGGACCAAGGGGAGTAGATACAGGCACTTGCAGCCCACTGCGTAGACCTGGCTGGGGTGTATGCCCGGCCCTAGCCCCCAGAAAGTTCAATGCTTTCCCCCATTTGCGCAAGTTTCACGCGCCGGCACCGCTCCCCCACGTAGGAACCCCGAAATCCCACGAATAGGGGCTGATACCCCGGCACCCCCGTGTTTGGGGGCCGATACAGGTCGAAACAAGGTCTGGCCGCCTCTCCGGCGGGGTTTGCCGACGGATTCCCGGGGTCCAAACCTATCCCAACCTGTTTATGTGATTTCAGGCACTTGGACCACTTGTACGAGGGCCGATTTCCTGATTAGAGCCCTCCTAGATCGAGTTTTCCGGGGCCTACTCGTTTTCCATCCGACAACCTCACAAGATTGTCATATTAATCAAACCATGGATATAGACAAACAAAGCCGAGCTTACAAAGCCTGGTACAACGCCCAAAGACGCTGCGACGATACCACCGGCTCGTGCTACCACCTCTATGGCGGTAGAGGCATTACCTTTGCCCCAGAGTGGAGAGACTTCGCCGTATTCCACGCTGAGCTAGGCGATTGCCCTGATGGGTTGTCCCTGGAGCGGGTGAACAACATGAAGGGCTACCAGCCCGGGAACTGCATATGGGCCACTCCTCAGGCCCAGCAGCTGAACAAGCGAACCAATGTTCACTACACCTTTGACGGGATGACCCAGACCTTATCCCAATGGGCCAAACAGCTTGGGATGAATCCTGGCACCGTATCAAAGCGCCTAAAGCGGGGATGGTTTATTTGGCGCGGCCAACTCAGGGAGGGATAGCAAAATCGTCTTTGGTCGGACAAACTCATCGATTTGTCATATCAATGAGATAGGACCAAAGTATGCCCCGCTTCAGAGACCTTACCGGAGACAGATACACCAGATTGGTTGTAATCGAGTTTGCTGACTTCAGCCGCCACGGCAAAGCCCGCTGGCACTGCGAGTGCGAGTGTGGTGCGTCCGTCATCGTCCTGGGCGCCTCCATGACCAGCGGCCGGCAGGTTTCGTGTGGCTGCTACCGCCGCGAGGTAGCCGCGGAGACCAGCCGCACCCGGACACTCGTGCCGCCCGAGCCCCGGCTAATCACCTACGACGGCCGCACCCAAAGCCTGGCCGCCTGGAGCCGTGAGACCGGGGTGTCGCCGCAGTTGCTCAGTCACCGGCTGGCCCACTGGTCTTTGGAGCGGGCCCTTACCACGCGGGCCCGGCCGTATAGGCGCGGTGCCGACCCAGATGATATTCACGAAGCTACTGCCACGACACAACGTGGCGTGACTCATGGCCAAGGTCCGTAAAGCCGTTGCCTAGAACCTACCGGCCAACTGGCAAACCCCCAGGTCGGCCCCCAGCTGACTCAGCGGTGGATATTGTTCACGAGCACCAGGAGCTACTCAAGCTCTGCTCTGACGTCCGCAAGCAGCTCAAAAAGCAGTTCCTAGACCTCAAAGCCTCCGGCCACCCACTTACCAAAGACTTCGTAGCGAGTCTGTCCGCTTTTTCTCGCATGGTGGCCGAGCTGGTGCGGGAGGGTCGGCAGCTTGAAGAGTCCCGGCTGGCCGACGATCTATCCGACGTCCAGCTAGCCCAGGAAATCCTAGTCATCATTGAGCAGTCCCCTGAAATACAAAAGCAGCTAGCTGACCAGGGCTGGCGCCGCGTCTCCACCCCCCGAGCCAAACCACCAGAGCCTAGCCCCGTTGCCCCACCAGCCTCCAGTCCTGTTCCGGCCATACCAAGCGAGTAAAACCCAGACACCGGGTTTAGTGACGAGTGACGAACCCTTCGTGGTTTCGTCCTGGCTCAAATCGTACCGAAACAGTCACTCTACTCGATATATCAGCAATGACGACTACTACGCCACCCTCCACCCGCTGGTAGAGGGGTTGGCCCGGGGGGCCGCTACCCTGTTGGCCGTCAACCCCCAGGACCCCGAGCAAATCTATGGGTGGGTCTGTCACGAGCATATTGGCTCCGTACCGGTGCTGCATTATCTCTATGTGAAAGAGATTTTTCGGCGCGGAAAAATTGCCACCCAGTTGCTGACCCAAGCCGGCTTTACCCCAGACTCGGCGTTTTACTACACGTTCCTCCCCCGGGGGGCGGAGCACCTCCGACCCCATTATCCCAATGCCGCCTACAACCCTTTCCTAATCCTCCAGGAATACATCTCTTTCCAGGCAAAACCAGAATGGCACCTCCAAGCAAACGAGTAGCGGCTACGCCTACCATAGTCTGCGCGTATTTCGTCCACGGCGTAACGATTCGCCTACAAGGCTCGATGTGGTCCAAGCAATCCATTGACCTGCGCAACCCGGAGTATGTGGGCTGGGACCTGACCGAAGACGACAGCTGGCTGATTATCACCACACCTGATGGAGCCGAACATAAAGTCCCGGCCGCGAATATCAGAAACGTGAGTTTGGGCTAGTTGGTAACTGCGCGTCGCCAAAGATTTGGCACCCCAGAATTCATGGACTCGATGCGCAGGCGGCGGGTCCTCCAGGAGGCGGTCCGGCGTTCCCAGGCCACGCATGAGCGGCACTACCGCGACGCGGCCCGCCAGCTGGCGGACCAGCTGCAGCCGGTGCAACGCGCGGCGTTCGAAGACGACGCGACCCAACGGGTGTTTCAGTGCTCGCGCCGGTCTGGCAAAACCTGGCTCACCAAAATAGAGCTACTCCACACCGCGCTAACCAAACCCGACTCCCACAGCGTCTACATCAATAGGAGCCAGGCCGAGTGCCGCCGGATTATGTGGCGCGGCAAAGCTGGGTTGCTGGCTATCTGCAAGGCCCACGGTGTAAAGCCGCACATCAATCAAACCAGGATGACGCTGGAGTTTCTGAACGGCTCGATTATCCAGCTCATCGGCGCTGATGATGCTGAGGAAATCGAAAAGCTCCGTGGTGCCTCTTATGACCTGGTGGTGGTGGACGAGTCGCAAAAGTTCCCCCGGCTGCGGCATTTTTGGGAGGACATCGTCAGCCCAGCTCTCGGTGACACTCAGGGCCGGATAATCCTCGCCGGTACCGCCAGCACGTTATTCAGCGGGTTTTTCTACGAGATCTGTAAAGACGCGTCCGATGTAGAGGGCTGGTCTATCCATCGGTGGCACTACCGGGACAACCAGTCACTCCCCCACCTGGTGGAGTACTTTGAGAAGCTCAAAAAGTCCAACGGGTGGGGCGATGACCACCCCACGTGGCTCACGGAATACGAGAACCGCTGGGTTAGCGCGGATAACCTCCGGGTGTACCGGTTCAATGACGTACCCGAGGACGAGCGCTACTACGACGTCCACGATCCCCACACCGACGGCCGCGCGGCGCTCCCCTACTGGATCGACCTGCACGGCACCCGGCAGGAGTATCAGTGGGAGTACGGCTTGGGCGTGGACCTAGGCTGGAACCCTGACCCGTTTGCTTACACGATTTGGGCGTTCTGCCAAAACTACCCTGTAGCGTTCGAGATCGATTCCTTCAAACAGGTAAAGCTCAGCTCAGATGACCAGGCGGAAATCATCCAGCGCCTAATGCAGATTTACGATTTCACCGTGATGGTATTGGATGCGACTGGCGCTGGCGCCAACATTCACGCGGCCTGGGTGGCTCGGGGAATCCCCATCAAAAAGGCGGAGAAAACCTCCGGCGCCTACTCGCCGCTCAGCGAGGAACTCCAAATCCTCCAGTGGAAGGAACGGTCTCTAAGGTCTCTCCGCCCCGAGGAAGACAAAGGCCACTCTCAGAACGATTGCGCCGATGCCAGCCTTTACGTTTGGAAAGAGATGTACCAGTGGAGCTGGGAGCCCCTCCAGCAAGCCGCGCAAGTCGGCACCTCCCAGTATTACGACCAGTTTGTAGAGCAGTGGGAGCGCATCGGGCTCCCCACCTCACCAGACGAACTTTTCGACGCTAATCCTTACGACTACTACGGATCGAACTAATGACCACCCGTGAAATGGACCAGGTGCGCGATTTCCTGCTCTGGTGCCGCGAAAACGATATCCAACCCACCCGGCTCCGCCTGAATGGCGTGGAGCTGGACCTGGCCCCCACCGGCTACATGGTTTCCGAGTTAGGTGATTTTTCCGCGCCGCAAAATAGTTCCATTCCTGACCCTGCCCCTGAAGAGACTATGGACCAAACCACTAACCTATATGACGGGTATTTGAAGCGTCTGCCGCAGCGTGGCCGATAAACCCGGCCGGGGTGTGGCCGATAACTCCGGCCGTCAGGCCGACGTCCCCGGCCTTGCTTCAATCTGGTGGCAGTCGGAACTCGGCTCCGCCGTGCACGAAGACGTGTTCGCTCATCTCGATCATCTTGATGAGCGGTTGCGGCCGATGCGTCAGCGGGACCTGGTCCACGAGGCGGTTTACAACAACCTCCACCACGGCGCCGGGGCCCTCGACTTTATGTCCGGCCTAGTCGGGGGAAACATCAGGCTCAACGTTACCAAGAGCATGGTGGATACCCTCACCAGCAAGATCGGCAAGAACAAAGCTGCGATCAAGGCGGTCACCAACGGCGCTGATTTCAGTTTTCGGCGCAAAGGGAAAAAGCTCTCCAAGTTCGTCAATGCCAAACTCGAGGAACTCCGCTCCGACCGGCTGAACCCGCTGGTAGCTCGGGATTGTATGATCGTAGGGACTGGGATTGTTCAGGCCGGGGACGAGTTCAATGACATCTGCCTGGAGCGGGTGCCCAAGGGTGAGGTTTACGTGGACCCGGTGGAGGGCCGCTACGGAACCCCTCGCCAGATACACCGCAAGCGCAAACTAGCCCGCGAGGTATTGCTAGCGCTGTTCCCCAAGTTCCGGGCTCAGATACTCGACGCTGAAGCCAGCCGCCCCCAGGACTGGGAGTGGTCCGTCGATTGGGACTACCAGAACATGGTGGACGTCGCGGTCAGCTACCACCTGCCCAGCGGCCCGGACGCTGACGATGGCCGCTACGCGGTCACCCTGCGCAACGTCACCCTGCACCACGGGACGTGGCGTCATTCCGAATTTCCGCTGAGCTTTATCCACTGGAACTCGCCAACCAGCGGGTTTTGGGGGACTGGCCTGGTGGCGGACCTGCTGCCGATTCAGGCGGAAATCGACAAGCTCGCGCAAGACATTCAGACGTCGTTTCACCTGGGCGCCAGCCTCAAGGTGTTCCTCCCCCGCGGTAGCAAAATCTCCAAGACCCAGCTGAACAACCGCATCGGTACGATCGTGGAGTTCAGCGGACAGCTGCCGGTATTCCACGCGCCGAATACAGTGTCCACCCAGGTAATCGACTGGGTCCGATACCTCTTTGAGATTGCCTACCGGATAGCCGGGGTGTCGGAAATGTCGAGTCAGGGGACTTTCCCCACCCAGCGCTTTGGCGACTCGCAACCCGCGATCGCGGCGGCATACGACCTGGAAACAGAGCGCTTTGCCCAGTTCGCCCTCTCCTACCGCAACCTCCAGGTGGATGAAGGCAACCTGGTGATTATGGTCGCCACGGACCTGTACTCCGACGATCGCGACGTAAAGACCAAGTGGAAGGATCGCAACTTCATCCACACCATCCCGTGGTCCGAAGTCGATATGGAGCGGGACCAGTTCGTGCTGGGCCTGGAGGCCACGAACTTCTTACCCGAGACCACCGCCGGCAAGCTCGCTACCCTGAAGGAGCTGACCCAAATAGGACTCACTCCACAACAGTTGCTGGGTCCTAACATTGAAAGCCCCGACCTGGAAAAGGTGTTTGCCCAGGTCAACGCCGCCTACAACAACGCGGACTGGGTCATAGACCAGCTCCAGGACGAGGACGTAGAGCCGCCGGAGCCGGAAACGTTCCACGAGCTGGGCCTGACCATCCAGCTGGTCAAAGCCGCCTACAACAACATCCAAACCGAAGGTGCCCCCGAGGAAATCTTGGAGCGCCTGCGGGACTGGCTCAAAGCCGCCTACGCCGTGCTGAAGATGGCCGAGGGCCCCGCCCTGGCCCCCCAGGCCCCGCCGGCTGAAGCAGTAGAGGGCGGAGTTACCGCCCCGGCCGCAGCGCCGCCACCGATGAACGGCGCAGCCCCGAACGGTGTAGCGGCTCCGCCGCTGCCTGACCCCTCCGCACTACCCCCGCCGGCCTAGCCGGCCCCAAAGCCAACAGGAGCACACCGCCCTAGCCTATGTCCGACACCACCCCGGCCGCTCCGGCCACCGAAGCTGTAACCACCGACGCTGAGCAAATCGACGCGGCCTTAGCCCAGGCGCCACAACCAGAGCCCGAGGCCCTGGACTTGGATGCCCTCCTAAAGAGCGTGGACGACGACGACCCCGCCGCCCCTGAGGCTGAGGCCAAGCCGCGGGAGCCCGAACCCGAGCCCGAACCGGAGCCCGAGCCCGCGGCTGACGACGACAAATACTCGCGCGCGTTCTCCAAACTCTCCAAGCGCGAAAAGGAACTCCGCGCCCGCGAGTCTGAACTCAAAGATCAAGTGGCCGTGGTTCAGCGCATGGACGAAGCGTTCCAGCTCTACCACACAGACCCGGTTCGGTATTTCAAGGCGCAGCTGGAGTACATCCACGGCAGCCCCGAGGCCGCTCAGGACGCGTTTGCGGAACTCTACAACCAACTGACCTTGGACGTGCTGGGCGTGGAAGCGCCGTCCGATTTGAAGGAAGGCGCTCAGTATCGAAAGCTGCAGCGCGAGCTGGAGCAGTTCAAGCGCCAGCACGAAGACGAAAAGCGCCAGTCCCAGCTCGAAGCCGCTCAAGCCCAGGCGCAGTCGACGATCGCGCGGGCCAAGTCCAACATCCAAGTAGAGCTAGCCGGCCACGCTCAGGAGTTTCCATTCCTGGTGGGCCAGCAAGAATACGACCCCGCGGAACTGGTCTATCAGATTATCTACCGGGATTGGGAGGACCAGCACGCCCAAGGCGTGGAGTCCCCCGTAGCACTCGACCGATTTGAAGCCGCAGCTCGAGCTGACGCGTTTTTCCGCGAGCAAGCCGAGCGCTGGTCGGAACTGGCCGCCAAAAACGGCCAGGCAAAAGTTTCACCCACCCCCAAGCCACAATCACTACCCCAAGCGACCAACAGGGCCCCCAAGGCACCAAGCATTACCAACCGAGTGGCCTCCCAGGTGCCAGCCACAAAACCTCCCCCAGACCTCAATGACGAAGACGCATGGGCCGATTTCGCGATCCAAAGCGTCCTGGGGAAATAAACGCTGCACGTTTCGCAGCCACACAACTATCCAAGCACCGGACTGACTAAGCCAGCCACCCCACTAAAGCCAGCAAAACCCGCATCCGTTTAGGAGCGGGTCCAGGGAAAGCGGCCCGGGCTCAATCGGAGCCCTGAATGGCCCTTTCAATGAGCGATTTCGATGCGATACTCAAACAGTATTACATCAGCGACAAAGTAATCAACCTGGCGGAGCGGGAAAACCCGTTCTTCGCCATGGTCAAAAAGGACACTAGCGCGGGCGGACGCAATATCCCCCTGCCGGTCCAGTTCCGCAACGCGCAGCGCGTCAGTGGCGACCCTGCCGTGGCTTTCTCCACGTCCAGCGTAGGGAAGGATGGCGGCTACGAGGACTTCGTCCTTACCCGCGTCCAGCGCTACCAGTCGGCAGTTATGACCGGCGAAGTCATTAGCTCGGCCATTACCCCCAAGTCTGCCTTTGCTGAGGCCCGGATTGAAATTGACGGTGCCCTGTCTCAGCTGGGTAACCGCATTGCCCAGGAGATGTATCGGCGGTCCGGTGGCGCTATCGGCAAAATCGGCGCTAGCACCACGCTGGGTGGCGCCACGCTGATCCTGGACGAGCCGGCTGACGCGTTCAACTTCGAAAAGGGCCAGACCCTGGTCCTATCGACTGCCAACGGTGGTGGTTCGCAAAAGGCCGGCACCTTGGTGGTGGCCGGTGTGGACCACGACTCCGGCGCGCTGACCACAACCGGGAATATCACCGCCGGTGTGGCCACCGCTGCTCTGGGGGACTTCGTGTTCCTCCAGGGTGACTATGACGAGTGCATCGCTGGTCTGGCTGACTGGCTGCCTGACACCGCCCCCGGCGCTACTCCGTTCTTTGGCGTAGACCGGTCCCAGAACGTCAACCGGCTGGGCGGTATCCGCCTGGACGCCTCGGGGCTCGCCATGAATGAGGCCCTCGAAAAGATGGCTTCGCGGCTTATGCGCCACGGCGCCAGCCCCTCGCACGTGTTCATGAACCATGAGCGCGTGAGTGACCTGTCTATCCTCCTGGGTAGCCAGGTGGTCCGCTCGGTCAGTGAAAAGGGCCGCGGTCGGATTGGCTTTGACGCCATGGAAGTGTTTATTGGTGGACGTCCGGTCAAGGTAGTTGGTGACGTCAACTGTCCGGTAAACCGCGCGTATATGCTGACGCTGGACACATGGTGTCTGTACAGCGCCGGTCCTGCCCCGAAAATCCTTGACCTGGATGGCAAGTACCTCCGGGTTACGGACGCGGACTCTTACCAGGTCCGTATGGGCGCCTATGTGCAGCTTGGCTGCCGGGCCCCCGGTTACAACGGAGTGATACTCCTCTAGGCTTGCCGAGCCGGCCTCTACACGGGGGCCGGCTCTCTTTCCTTTCAATGTGCAATGCGCAAAAAACGCTGCGTTTTGCAGCCGGGCGCATCAAAAGCAGAGGGACTTTATCTCAAATGGCAAATAGACCTTTCTACGATATCCAAGGCCCCGCGGCCTTTACCAAGCTTATATCTGGCAACTTCGCGTGCAACGGCGGCTCCAGCCCCACCACAGCTGCGGTCAGCGGCACGGGCTACTCCGTAGCCCGTACCGGCTCCGGACAGCTACGCATTACCTTGACAGGTGGCTACCCCCAGCTCGAACACGTAGACGCTGATTTCGTCTATACGGGCGCGGCAGCACTCAACGTGCCTGACGTGGTGGTGACCAATATCAGCCGCTCCACCGGAGCGTTTACCGTCACCACGATCAGTGGCGCTACCGCTACGGACTTTGGCACCGACCTGGTGGTCAGTTTCCTGGCCGTGGCTCGTAACACCAGTCTCAGGCGCTAACCATGGCAGCTGACGACCCCAAGAAAGGTCTGGCCATCCTGATTGGCCAAATGGCCCGAAAACCTAAGAGCGAGCCCGACAGCAGCAGCAAACCCACCGAGTCCGAGTCCGAACCGGACGACCTGGAAATGGTCGCCCAGGACCTGATCGACGCTGTGGAGTCTGGTGACTCAGCCGCTGTGGCTGAGGCTCTACGAGCCGCTCACTCGATTTGCCAAGACTACGACTAGCCTAACCGAGGGGCCGGCTCTGCCGGCCTCTCTTTTTGTTTGGAGCCCCAACACCCAGTGCCAAGGACCTTCACAGTAGCCGAGTTGATGCAGCGGGTACGCATGTATGGGCATTACGAGCGCTCCCAGTTCATCACCGATGAGTTTCTGATTTCGTCCCTGGACGCGGCGCGGGCTGAGGTCCACGACTTGCTCAATAGCAAGTTTGGTGACGACTACTTCACCACCAGCAGCGGCGTTTCGCTGCAGGCTGGAACCACTGACTATGCCCTGCCGGGCGACTTCCTCAAGCTCCTGGGCGTGGACTACCAGACCAGCACCGAGCGGCCCCGAACGGTGCGCCGCTACAACTGGCAGGACCGGAACCGATACGGCGGCCCCACGTTTCAGACCGACGGTAGCCCGGACTTTTCCTATCGGCTGCAAGGTCAAAACATCACCCTGACCGATGCGCCAGCTGGCGGAACGCTGACCCTGACCTACGTGCCCAGCACCCCGCGGCTGATCACTACAGACCAGACCGTGGACGGCTTTAACGGCTGGGAGGATTTGATGTGCTGGCTCGCGGTCCGACGGTGCCTGGTGCGCGAGGAAACCTCCACCACCGAAGTGGACCGGGAAATCGGGCGCCAGCTGGAACGGCTGGACTGGGCCGCTGACGCTCGCGACGCGGGCGAGGCTGAAACCCTCCAGAACGTGCGCTCGCCTGACCGTTGGGGGCGCTAGTGGGTGTCCTGCGCAACCTGACCCGGCTGAGCAAGCAACGTGTTACCTACCGTGACCCCGACGACCCGAGTGGACCCCGAGTGGACCCGGAGTCCGTGCAAAGCCACCTGGACCGGACGGTGGACACCATCAACGGGATCCTGGGCGCAGAGATTTTATTCGGCCGTCAGATAGATGGAATCCAACTGACAGCTGGTGCCACGACCATCGTGCAGCACGGCTTGAACCGCGAACCCAAGGGCTATCTGTTAGGGGCCTCATCAGAGGGTTTGCCGGTAAAGCACATTGATTCACCCCGCCCCAAGACAGAACTCCATCTGACTTGCCTGAGCATTGGAGGCGTCACTACCACCACTATCTCGATATGGGTTTACTAGGAGCCCGCTAAATGCCTCAAACCCCCAAGATGAACTTGGATTTGCCCACGCCTGCGGTCAGTGAGGGCCCGGAGTGGGCCAACTCGGTCAACGAGGCATTCGAGGTAATCGACTCGCACGACCACTCCAGTGGCTCCGGGCAGCAAGTCACCCCGGCGGGCATCAGCATCAACGCCCCGCTAGAGTTCAACTCGCAGAACGTGACCGAGCTGGGCAAGGCCCAGTATACCGCCCAGCAGTCGGTGCTCACCGGCGCGGGCCATATCCGCAGCACGTGGTTCGGCCCGGACGGCGAAGCCTATATCACCGACGGTGCGGGCAACGCGGTCCAGCTGACCTTGGGCGGGTTCGTCACCTCTGCTACGGCCAGCGGCAATATCACCGGAGTCGCCGGTACTCAGGCGGAGATTCGCTACACCAACGCCACCAGCCAGTTTGCTCTGCTGTCCAACGGAGGCACCAACACCGCGGCCCACCTGGACGTAGCCCAGGTCAAGCTCCGCACGACTACGCCAGGAGACTCGGTCTATCTGACCCTGGCCCGCTCGCCCTCCCAGGCCGGCAACTACACCCTGACCCTGCCCCAGGCCCTGCCCGGCGCCACCAGTGTGGTCCAGCTCGGTGCCGCCGGTCAGCTCACCGCGTCGAACGCCCTTGGCGTGCTCACCGCGTCGAGCCTCAGCACGACGGGTGATGTCGCGGTGGGCGGGAACCTGACTGTAGTCGGCACCTCCGTTTCAACCATCGCGGCGGATTCGCTCACAGTGACCGGGTTCGTCACGGTCGGCACTACGCTCAGCGTCACCGGTGCTAGCACCCTGGCCGGAGTTACGGCCGGAGCGATCAGTGCGACCAGCCTGAACAGCTCTGGTGCCACGACTGTCGGCACCAACCTCAGCGTTGCAGGTACCAGCTCGCTGACCGGTGCCCTGACCGTAGCCGGTCTCATTACCGCCAACGGCGGCGTCACCACCGGCGCTGGCGACGCTGTCAGTGTCGGAGGAAATCTCTCCGTCACTGGGACCAGCACCTTTACTGGGACCGTCACCGCCGGGACCCTGAACGTCACCACCTTCGGCGCCACGACCCTCAGCAGTTCGGGGGCCACGACAGTGGGGACCAACCTCACCGTCAACGGGACCAGCACCCTGACTGGCGCGGTTACCGTAGCCGGTCTGCTCACCGCCAACGGCGGCGTCACCACCGGCGCGGGCGACCCCGTCACGGTCGGCGGCGCACTCAGCGTTACCGGCACGAGTGCCCTGACCGGCGCCGTAACCGTAGCCGGTTTGCTGACGGCCAACGGAGGCGTCACCACCGGCGCTGGCGACAACGTCACGGTCGGCGGCAACTTGTCGGTCACCGGTACCAGCTCGCTGACCGGTGCCACATCCGTTAGCTCCATCGCGACTTCAAGCTTTGCCACGGTCGGCGGCGCACTCAACGTTACCGGTGCCGCCACGCTGTCCAGCACCCTGGCTGTTGCAGGACTAATCACCGCAAACGGAGGCCTCAACACCGGAGCTGGCGATGACGTCAACGTTGGTGGCGACCTGACCGTCACCGGGGACGCGACATTCAACAGTCTCATTACGGCCAACGGTGGATTCACCATCCCATCCAGGAACCTCATCGTTCCTGCCTCAGCCGGATCAATCGCCGACCCCGCCCGTGGGGTTTACGCCTCTAACGGAGTCCTCCTAGCCACCGGCAGTGCCGCGGAGGCCCATTTCCCGGTCATCCTGAATCAGGGGGACACCATCGAATCGATTACCGTCAAGTTCGAAAGCAACAGCGCGGGAACCAAAACCCTAGCCCTGCGAAGGTTCAGCACTGCCACGAACACCCTGGCGGATAGCACTGGGTGGAACCAAACCTTTACCACCAACACCGCCGGCGCTCACAACGGCTCAGTGACAATCAACGGTCCAGACATCGTCTCCGATGGAGGCCACTACGTTGTGGTTTTCGAAATGGCAGCCATTGGCGATGCGACTTCGGGCGTCATCATCACTTACCGAAGAGACTAGACAATGGCGCTAAGGTGGCAATCGATGGTGGTGCCCTTCACCCAGGGCGTAGATACCAAGACGGACTCGAAGTCCCTGCCGCCCTCCAAACTGGAGGTGCTGGAGAACGGCAAGTTCACCAAGCGGCTGTCTATCACCAAGCGCAACGGCTACACCGCGCTGGACACAGATGTAGCTGGTGGCAATGGGGCGGTGCATATCGAGGCGGCCGATATTTTGGCGCGGCGCGAGGAAGAGTTGATCCTGCATTCCCAAAACTACCTCTACAGCTACAGCTCGGCTTCGAATCAATGGATAGACAAAGGGTACTTGCCACTAGCGCGTACGTCAGAACGACGTATCGCTACCACCACCCGGGACCAAACCTTTGCCGACTACACGGTCAATGCTGGTGTCGAGGCGATGGTGTGGGAGGACGATACCGGGGTTCGGCTCAGCGTCTACGACACGGACACCAGCACCGCCTATGTCAGCGACCACCTGCTGAGCGCTACCGGCACACGGCCCCGTCTGGTGGCTTTCTCAGGATTCATTTTCGCGGTCTGGGTCGAGGCTGCCGACTCCACGATCAAATCGTTGCGAATCAACGTGGCGGACATCGGCACGAGCATTACCAGCACCCCGGCCACGGTCATCAATGACCTGTCCGCCAGCAACCCTGAATATGATATGCGGGCTTATGCGGGTGGGGCCTACGCGGTGCTGGCCTACTACCCCAGCCTAGGCGGCACTCAGGTCAAGGTGGGGTTCATGGGTGGGGACGGCCAGTCAGGATCTGGCGGACTGCCCAGCACCATCACGAACACGGATGTCAGCGCGGCCGAGGGCGTGGCCGTCACCAGCAACCCCACCGACGGGCAGATATTCGTAGCCGCCTACGATGGCTCGGAGCTGCGCGGGTTGTGGCTGGACGGCTTGCTGGCCCTACAGCACTCGTTCGACTCGGTGCTAGTCACCACCAATCCACTGATCGAGCGGCTGACCGCAGCCTACGAAGGTTTCACGCGGGCTGAAACCCAGACACCGGGTTTCGTGTCTGACGTCTCGCACATCCAAGTGGCCTGGGAAGTCTCCAACGCAGCTGACCACCACCGGCTGGTCCAGCGCTCGCGTGTGGCTCTGACGTCCAGCTCTACGTCCGAGGTGACGGCGGGCGAGACCACCCGGCACTCCTGTCTAGCGGGCCACGGATTCGCCGTAGCCGAGCTGGGCGGGGCGGTGGTGGTGCCAGTGCTCCACGACTCCGCGGCCCAGCCGACTCTGTTTGTGCTCCAGCTGGAGCCTCGCACCATCATCGCCAAATACCTTTCTGGGTACTCCGGGGGGCGCTATCAGCGAGCACATCTCCCAGCTCCCGTCGCCCTGGGCGACGCGGTCTACCGCCTAGGGTCTCGTTACCGTAACGTGCTACCGGCTGACGAGGACGAAAACGCCTACTCTGACCTCAACCCAGTAGTATTGGAACTAGACTTCAGTTCCAACGACAGCTGGTCCACGTCCGAATACAACGGCTGCACCTATTTCGCTGGTGGCGTGCTGTGGGAGTACGACGGACTAGCCCCGGTGGAAAACGGCTTCCACCTGTTCCCCGAGAACGTCAGCAGCAGCAACACCACCACCGCGAGCGGCGAGCTTACCGCGGGCACCAGGGACTATCACTTTTACTGGCAATGGAACGATGACAAGGGCCGCCGGAGTATCAGCACCACCGCATCCGGTACCGCCGTCACCATCAGCGGCGCGGTCAACACCACCACGTTTACGATCCCGACGCTCAGCCACACCCAAAAGCTCCCCGGCGCTCGCAGCGCCGTCACCCTGGCTGTGACGCGTACCCAAGCCGAGGGCACCACGCACTATCACGTGGATGACCCGGAGCGCCCGGTATTCAACAATCCGAGCGCGGACACAATAACGTTTTTGGATATTGTGTCTGACGCCGAGCTGACCCACGGCCGCGAGCTGGACTATTTGAACTCCGAGGTAGAGCACTCGCCAAGCCCGCAAGCTGGGTTGCTCGCGGCGGGCAAGGACCGCGTGTTCACCACGCTGGCCAGTGACCCCCGCACTATCCGGTATTCAAAGCTGCGGGTGCCTGACCGAAGCCTGTCCTTCTTTGACGCGTACACGATCGCTGTGCCCCAGGAAGGTGGCGACGCAACCGCGCTGGCGGTGATGGATGACAACCTGGTCGTGTTCACCGAGGACTTGATCTACTCCACCTCGGGTCCGGGCCCCACCAACGTCAGCAGCGACAACTTCCCAGAGCTGGAACTGATCACCTCGGATATCGGCTGCAACAACCCCCGCAGCATCGTGCAGACCGCGCTGGGGACCTTCTTTCAGTCCCGCAAAGGTATCTACCTACTCAGCAGGGGCCGCCAGGTCAGCTACGTCGGTGCCGACGTGGAGGGCTTCAATAGCCAGACCGTCACCGCCGCCACGCTCCTGCCGGCTTCCAACCAGGTGGTGTTCCTGTTCAACGAGGGCAAGACCCTCATGTACGACTACGAGCATAACCAGTGGTCCACGTATACCAACCACCGGGGCATCGGGGCGGCGGTCCATAACCGCACCTATCACTACGTGACTGAGGCTGGTGAAGTTCGAGTAGAGACTCCCGCCCACTACCGCGACGTCAATACCCCGATCAAGATGCGGCTGCAGACCGGGTGGATAGCGCCGCAAATACAATATTTCGCGCGTGTAAGGCGAGCACTCCTACTGGGCGCGTTCAAATCTGACCACCTGATGACATGCAAGATCGCCTACGACTACGTGGACGCCTTTATCGATCAAATCACCTGGGACCCCGCCGGAGTCATGGCCGCGTCCGTGCCGTTCGGCGAAGGGGCGTTTGGTGAGGGGCTGTTTGGTAGCGGTGTTCCGTTTTCGGACTCGTATTACGGACTGACCACCCCCTATGGAACTGGGGTGTATGGCGGAACCAGCGACAACGCCTACCAGTTCGAAATCCTGATGCCCCAGCAAAAGCTGCAGGCGGTCAAGTTCCAGTTCGTAGACACGCCTGGGGACAACCCCGGCGAGTCCTACGAAATCAACTACCTCACCTTGGAGATCGGCTTGAAGGATATGCCATTTAGACTAAACAGCAACAAAACGGTTGGAGACTAAACTATGGGTTCGCCTAAACACTGGATGTCAGGCACCAGGACATACCATTCCTGGCAATCAATGAAGCGTCGCTGTCTGGACGGCTGGACCACTGAGGACGCTCTTACTACACCAGTTAGAAGGGGCGTGTAACTTTGGGCTGGGGCTTCATTGGCGATGCAATAGGTGCTGTCGGTAATGCCGTCACGGGCGCGATGGGCGGAGCGAAGGATTGGCTTGTTGGTCCGGGCGCTGACCCGGCCGACCTCGACCGCGACGATACCCAGCTGGAAGGCGGGGACGCGTACCGTGACCAGGCTGGGAGAATCCTGTCCCAGGCCAACGGCCGTGCTGCGCCGCAGGCGGGACGCACCCAGCTCGGCACCGCGGCCCAGTTCAGTGGAGCAAGGCTCGGCCAGGCCAACACCTACGGTGGAGCCCAGCTCGGTCGGGCGCAGCAGTACGGCGGCACCCAGGTGGCTCCTACGGCCACGTTTGGCGCAGCCCAGGCGGGCCCGGCGCAGACGACCCAAGCGGCCCAGATCGCTCCCACCCAGGTTTTCGGCGGAGCCCAGGTAGGCCCAGCCCAGGGATTCACCGCCGCCCAGGCCGGACAGGGCGGACAGGCCCAGACCTACGGCGGGGCCCAGCTCGGCCCGGCGCAGCAGTACGGCGGCACCACCATCGATCAAAGCCAGCAGGCACAAATCCGTCAGCGCGAACAAGCGCTCGCCGATATGCTCTCCAACCAGGCCTCGGGTCAGGGGTTCTCCGTGGCTGGGGAACAGTTCCGCCAGGCGGCTGACGCCAACCTGGGCGCGCAGCAGGCCCTGGCCGCTAGCGCTCGCGGTGGTGGTACGGCGCTGGCCGGTCGCCAGGCCGCGCAGAACGTCAGCCAGTTCAACCAGCAGGCCGCGGGCCAGGCCGCCATCGGCCGGCTCCAGGAGCAGCAGGCTGCGCAGCAGGCCCTGGGCTCAGTGTTGGGTCAAACGCGCGGAGCGGACATCGGCCTGGCCACGTCCCAGGCTGGTCTTACCCAACAGACTGGGCTGTCGAACATGGACGCACAGAACCAGTTCGCCCTGTCTCAAGCTGGTTTTGAGCAGGGAGCGGGCTTGGCCAACGCCCAGCAACAGAACCAGTTCGCGCTGCAAAACGCTGGTTTCCAGCAGCAGGCGAACATGTTTGGTGCTGAGCAACAGAATAACTTCGCGCTGCAGAATGCAGGGTTCCAGCAGCAAACCGGTTTGGCCGGTGCGGAACAGCAGAATCAAATGGCTCTGCAGCAGGCTTTGCTGGCCCAGCAGTCAAACATTTTCGGCGCCGAGCAACAGAACCAGTTCTCTCTGCAGAACGCGGGATTCCAGCAGCAAGCTGGCATGTCGAACGCCCAACAGCAAAACCAAATGGCGGGCCTGCAAGCCCAGCTTAGTCAAGAGACTGGTTTGTCCAATGTCGGGTCTCAGAACCAGTTCGCCCTGCAGCAGGGAGCTTTCGGTCAGCAGGCCGGTCTGGCGAACATGGATGCACGCAACCAGTTCGCGCTCCAGCAAGGGGCTTTTGGCCAGCAGGCAGGGCTGGCGAATATGGACGCCCGAAACCAAAGCATGTTGCAGCAGGGTTCTATGGACCAGCAGCGCGCGTTGCAGAACGCTCAGTTCCAGCAGACTCAGTATGGAATGAACGACCAGACCCAGCTGGCTGCACTAGCCCAGCAAATGGGTATCTCCCAGGCCGAGCTGTCCGCGCGTATGCAGCAGGACGCTTTGCGCGTGCAGCAGTATGGCAT